GGTAGGACAGGGGCCTTTGAAGCCCTCAATCTAGGTTCGAATCCTGGTCTCCCAGTTTTGTGCAGGAAAGCCGTCGATCTTGGTTCGAATCCGAGTCCCGCAGCCGAAGTCGAATGTATCGAGTGACCGAGACGGGTCAAAATAACGTAAAAAGCACGAATTTTCGTGCTTTTTTGATTTTATCTATTTTATTTTTTGAGCGTAACTTGTTTGTCCTTAAGAATCAATTTACCTTTCAGGCATGCCATCAATTCTCGTTTTTCCAGAATATTTCCTTCACGCAGAATATATTTCGCATAGTTTCTAATATCGACATCTATTGTTTTAACGTTATCTCTTTTGATTTCCAGCACCCCCTGTTGAAATTTATAATATCGTTTTACTTCTTCCTCGAGTTTTTTCTTCACGCCCAATTCATCAAGATTTATTTTATCTATTATTTGAATCAGTTGAAGAATTAAATCTTGTTCCGTAATATATCCATTTTTGCAAAAATGATCATGTGCCCTCGTACAGCCATAGTAAAGATGCCGATTTGTTGTGCCATCTTTTAGTTTTCTGAATTTTTCTTCTGCGCTAATCCCTGACCCACACAATCCACATTTCATCAATCTGGTGAAGGCAAATTCTTTTTTGGTTTCATGTTTACAAGTTCGTTCAATCGTAAGTTGTTGTTGGGCTTTTTCGTAAAGCTCTTTACTGATAATCGGTTCGTGTTTACCGGTGTACCAGTTTCCACTTCCTCGAGGGAACTCGAAGATCCCACAATAGAATGGGGTATTAATAATTTTATTGATCATGCTTGGCCAAAAATGTTTACCATTGTTTGTAATAAAATTTATCTCTTGTAACCAACGAGATACTTTCCTGCCGCTCCACTTCTCATTAGCCACTTTTTCAAATATCTGTTTAACAATAGGAGCGCATCTTGGATCTATAAATACACATCCTTTCTGATCTACGTTTTTTGAATTTACATACCCGGTAGGTGCCACGGACGGCCACAAACCCATTTCGCACTTAGCTCTTAGGCCTCTTTTTACATTGATTCCCTTATTGTCATTCTCAAGTTTTGCCTGACTACACAATATCATCAGAAGAAACTTCTCGCTGGGAGAATTGGTAAATTTTTGTCCAAAAGCCCTGATTTCGCAGAGAATATCTTTATCCATCAAATCTACAAGCGATCCCAGATCTCCGGCATTTCTACTTAATCTATCGGGCGCCCAAGTCAGAATGGCATTGAATCTGCCTTCGCGTATCTCTTGAATCATTTGATTGAACACCGGTCTCTGAGCCGTTGTTTTTGCCGAATGGCTTTCTTGCTTTATGTCCGTCACATTCAGATTATCGCGCTTTGCCAATTGCAACATTTCTTTGATTTGTGAATCAATCGATAAAATTTGTTTTTCCTCGGATTCCGTGGATTTACGAGCGTAAAGACAGAATTGAAGGGGTTGCGTTATTGTCTGTTCCATATAAGGTATTAATGACGCAACCCCCTATAAAGTCCAGACTTGGTCAGTTGGTAAGCAGTTGGTAACTTAAAATCTCCTCCAGTCGCTTGGTGGAAATGGGACCCATCCATCGCAATCTTCTTCGTCTTGCAACAACCCCCTTCGTGGTCTCGATATCGTAATCCATTCAATATGTGGTACTGGCCGATTGCATTCTTCAAGTATTTTGTGAAGAAGAATTGCAAACGCATCCGCTAAATCATCATGCTTCTGAAATCCGAAATTAATCAACTGACTGGTAAGATTATTGGCACCTGATTCTGGAAAAAGCACCTTGCTCGATTGAACAAGATGAGTGTTAACACTTAATCGAGCTCTTTTGTCTTGACCGTGAACCTTGCACCCTTCGGCGGGAATATTTTTACTTTTCAGGGATTCAATAAATGAACCCTGATATCCAACGTCTTCAATGAAGATTTTTGTCGGCCCGCTGTCTTTTAAACTGTTCCAAATCGATTCTGCTCTTTGTTGTGCTTCAAGCGATGAAAGTCTTTCGTTTACTGGATTGGGTAGAATAAAGATTCTTAGAGTTTCGTTGTGTCCGTAAACCTTGGCTGCCACCATTGCGGTATAATCTGCTTTTTCACTTTTTGATATGGCCAAATCGATTCCGATTGCGTTAAAACGAAAATCATTCCCTTTTTCTTCCGGTATTTCGTCATAAGTTTTTATCCATTCTGGATTTATGAGGCGATCTTCGTCGGGAACGATTCGAAGCATATATTCTCTTTGCCAGGCAACTTCGTTTCCAATCTTAATTCTCTCGGCTTCTATTTCTATCATGCTCGTAAATTTCCCCGGCCAGGCGATATTTCCGTCATCGTCCATAATCGGATAAGCCCTGAAAACTCCGTCGAACTTTTTCTCGTTGATTTTGTTTTTCAGTCTCATAATCAGAGAATCTTCATGAAGAAGATTACCCACGACTATTAATTTGGTATCTCTGTCGCCCGAAGGAATAACTTCTCCCGTAAGCCAATCGTATACCTTGTCTCTACCCTCCGGGGTTTTTACCGATTCCAAGTCTTCCACGTCATCGCAGATGATTAGATCTGGTCTGTATTGTCTGTGTCTCAGTCCTCGGATTCCCTGTTCATAAGAGGCGCAAGTAATACGAGCATTGTATTTCGGTATAACAATCGAATATGCTTGCCATTCTTCTTTTTCTTCCCTGAATGGTCCCAGGTCGGCCCTGAGCAGAGCGTTCGTTTCGAGTTCTTCCTTAATGTTATTCATGTATATCTTAGCCTGGTACATGGTGTGTCCCAATATCAGGATAAATTTCTTTTGTTCTTTGCCTAAAATCGACCATAGAGGATAAGACAGGGTTATAATTGTCGATTTAGCGCTTCCTCGAAAAGCAACGATTACGGCATTTTTAATATTTTTGTCTTCGGTAATATTAAACAACTCTTCGTGAAATGGCGCGGAAGGGAAAGTAATGTAGTGAGGAAGGTAAATGGTAAAAAACCATTGATGACTTCCCCTGGTGACGTTTGTTCTAATTGTTCTGTCTTTGACAATGTGATCAATTAGTTCTTTAGGTGGTTTGTTTATCATTTTTTTGATCGGACGATTCTTGCTCCGAGCAAGAAATAAGTTCAAGAGCTTTTCGAACTATTGCTTCTTGCTCGGGAGTCAATTTTTCATCCAATTGTTTAATATTCGCTTCGACCTTTATTTTGTCGGCATATTTCGGACTGTTGTTGCGCAGCCAGAACTGGATTGCTTGCCAGTTTTTTTCTTTTATCAACGAGATGATTTGTGATTCGCTCATATCGTTGATGAATGCCTCGCCTTCGCGTATGGCCTCATCCGATGCCTTCCGAAAATCTTCGTCTTCGGATCGCCAGCGATAATAAGTGGCCCGACTCACTGCAACTTGATTACATGCCACATGAACTATGGGCGCCTTCCTTAATTGCTCAAGCAATGATTGTTTTTGTTTATCTCGTTTCATAGTTTTTTGGCTTTTATATTAGTAAAACGTTCGAACCGATTTATAATTACTTCTCCGTATATGTCTGAGATTTCCATTGCTCTGCATTTTCTATGCATTATTTCCGAAGCTATGATCGTTGATCCCGATCCCGCAAATGGCTCTGCCACTATTCCGTTTCTTGGAGAAAGGATTTTGACGAACGGCAATAATACGGACAAAGGTTTAGTCCCAAAAACTACGTGCTGACCACCGGAAGATCCTGTTTCGGCCGTCCACGTTATGTGGTCATTCACCTTGGCCCATCTTGTTCCTTTCTTTTTATCCCAATAACTTTTACCTTTCTGACCATAAAGAATTACTTCGTACGTATCTAACAATCTTTGCCCTTTGGTTTCTAGATATTTTTCGAGTTCTTCTTCGTATTCTTCGTTGTGTACTGCCTTACCTTTGTCGGCTAGGGGAGCAATGTCGTACTTCGAAAAAAGCTTGTGTTTTGCCGAAAAACCCTGGCACCTATTTAATAGAAACCAAATCACCATATTTCTTATCTTCCAATACTTCTCAATAGTCTGCCATAATTCCACTGTGTTTTTCCAATTCTCGAATATCATTACGTTGGCACCCGTTGGATTTTGATATTTATTCGCGATACTCAGCCACTCGTCATATTCTGGTACTCCTCCCGATTGCTTCACGCCCAAATATTCTCTATTTTGCTTGAATCCGAATTTGGTGGCCGGAGAGCCATTTTTAAATGGTTTTCCTTCTTTGGTTGTTGGACCGATTGTGTCATATGTCCTAAATTTCTGGATAACCATTCCTTTTTTTGTTTTCTGTTTTCTGTTACCCATTCCGTACCCAATTTTATAGGGTGGGTCAGTAAAAAGGAAATCGAATCTTTCATTACCGAATAGTGTTTTCCAGTTTTTTTCCTTTGTGCAATCACATATAAGAAGTTTATGATTCCCCAATTTCCAAAGGTCGCCGTTTTTTACACGTCTCTTGCCATGAGTAATTTTTTCTATTTCTTTATTCAAGTCAAAATTATCCTCTGTTTCCAATCCAAAAATTTCGTCCATATTCTCATCACTAAATCCCGAATCTAATAGCAGAGATTCGTCAAATTCTTTCAGCAGGTCTAGATTCCACCCTCCAGCCTCGACCAGCTTATTGCTTAACAACATGTATTTTTCTTTTTGCTTTTCGGTCAATCCTCTCTTGATTATGACTTCTATTTCTTTGACTTTATTTTCTTTTAATGCCTTCAATCTACCGTGGCCGGCCAAAATCATATTATTTTCATCTAGCACAATTGGTTCTACATATCCCATTTCTTTTATGCTTTCAGAGATTTTTTCTACCCAGTGTTTTTTGGGATTTTTAGGATTTGGTTTTATATCTCTCACCTTTATTGCTTTAGTTTCTATATTTGCGTTCATTTTTAGTATCTGCATTTTTAATCGTTGTCTACAAAAGCCTAATGTTGACAACAAATCTTAGGTGCAGATTTTTTATTTTTGTTACCTCAATTAATAACGTCGACCTTTATGGGCATATAAAAACGCCCAGACATCGGTCCATGTTAAAACATAGACTTGATGTCTGGGCGTTCCAGACTTACTCTATTAAATTATAATACCCTTATTTTATCATTTTCCTTTTTTGATTGTCAAGTTGTCGTTGATTATTATCTCTTCGTTGATCCATGCGAATATATGTCCTCCTTTGCAGCCTTTATCTGGACATTTTACCCTATAACTTCCGCTTGGCGTGTTTTGATCTATCTCGATTGGAACTTTTTCGGCTTCACCTCCACCATATCTTAAAAACCACCATTTGTTGTTCTCTCGTTCGCCGATGGGTTTGTTGCATATAGGACAACGTATTAGCGTCCTTTTGGTTCTACTTTCGATATTAGGTTCCATATGTCCTTAATTTATCACATTCTCGAATTTATTAGAAGCTTATATATAAAAATCTTCGGTCCAAAACTAAGGATTTTAAGTTTACTGATGGACGAAAAAGTGCTAATATGAAGAGGAATTATGATTAAAAAAGAAACAAAAAAATTGACATTTGTAGATTTGTTTGCTGGAGTGGGTGGATTTCATCTGGCATTAAAAGACGTCGGAGCGAAATGTGTTTTTGTTAATGAATTTAATGATCGCGCAAAGAAAACATATCTGAATTATTTTCAAGAAAAAGATCCAGAATTATTTAATTCCCAACACGCCGATTATTTTTGGAAAAGCATAAAAGATATAACGCTTAGCGATACAAATAAAACAGAAAAAGAAAAGATTGAGCATATCAAAAAAATAATTCCGAAACATGATATTCTTTGCGCTGGATTTCCCTGCCAGCCATTTAGTTTAGTTGGTAAGAAAAATGGGTTCGATGATGACAGAGGAACGTTGTTTAATGATGTTTATTTAACAATAAAGGCAACGAAGCCGCGTGTTGTTTTTCTTGAAAACGTAAGAAACATTGCAAGATACAACAACGGAGAAGTATTGAACCATATAATTAAAAAACTTAAAGAAGCTGGTTACGAAACGGAGTTGCAAGAAGGGCAGAACTGGAAAATTTTAAAGGCTAGTGATTTCGGATTACCGACCTACAGACCGAGATTTTATCTAGTAGCATTTAAAAAAAATATTATTGATTCAAAGAGTTTCAAATTTCCAGAACCAATTACACCAAAGGGAGTAAGATTAAACGATTTTTTCCATCGCGGTTGGCCGTCTCAAATAGGAAAAACTATTCGCGTAGGCGGTAGCGGATCACCTGTATACAAAAAGTCCGACGGTAGTTGGTTTATAGATAGAAGAAGTTGGGACACCTATATAGTTGGTGGCAAGAAACATCTTTTAACCGTTGACGAGGCGAAACGAATGATGGGTTTTCCTAAAAACTTTGAATTTCCGAAAGACCTTTCTGATCATCAGAAAATGAGACAATTGGGGAACAGTGTCGCCGTTCCAGTTATTCGTGCCATCGGTTCAGAAATTATTAATGCGCAGCTTCATGACTGACAAGATTTCAACGGAACAACGTTCTCGGAACATGGCGGCCGTGCGTAGTCATGGGAATATTA